TTATTTTATCTTATATGCTTCCAACACTTTTAAAATATCCTCACCATTGCTAACTCTTGCTCCTAACTCTGCACAAACTTTAGTTGTAGAGTATCTATCTGCAGGAGAAATCTTGTACTTGGTGTAACCAGAAAACTTAGATCCTCCACCAACTGCAATTACTATCTCAAATTTATTATATTCACCATATGGTCTTTTAGAGTTTATTGTACAACATCTAAGTGCATCAGCTAAAATATTAGCTGCACCCATATCAACCTCATTTTCATATTGAATTATACATTTTACCATTTCTTCTTCCTCCTTAACTTGTGGTTTTGGATATACACATATCCCTGAGTTATCATATACTGAATACCCTTTATGCTTATCACATTCAACTTTAGCACCTGATAAATCTTTATAAGCACCTATTTGACTTGAAGCATCTTTCCATGCTTTTCTTATCCTATATAATTTATCATTAGCTATTGGCTTATTATCAGTTAATTTCTTTTTAAAGTTATTCCACTTTGACCAATTGCTATTTGACCAAGGAGAAGGACATATCTTCCTACTAGCATCATAGTGTCTTACTACTCTATCTATAGGGATATTGTATTTAGTCATTAAATGTTTAACTAGATCTATTGCATTTAACTCTGTAGCTGTTGTTATCTCGCTATTAGTACCACACATCTCAATCCCTATAGAATTTTGATTAGTTATGCCATATTTTCCATTACCATCTCCACAATGCCATGAAGCATTGTTATCCTCTACAACTTGTACTATGTTGTCATTATCTACAAAATAATGTGCTGAAGCATCTCTATTACCTCCACCAAAATAATTAGCATTATTTAAAGCAGTATCGGTATTATTGCCTGTGAAGTGCATTACAATATATTTTATCTTTTGACCACTTCTACTTGAAAAATTATACTTAGATATTTTTCTTGTTATTGATTTCATGATCCATTCCTCCTTAAAAATAAAAGAGTGGAATTGCTCCCACTCTGTAAACTATTCTTGCTTATTAATTTGTTTATAAGTTTGATTAATACCTACACTAACACCCCAACATAGGATACCTTGTAAAATAGCATTTACTATAGCATCAAACATTCTTTTGTATTCTGCATTTACTAAAGTTAGCAGTATAGCAAAGGTAATACAAAATACCATAAGTGCAATAGTTATATACTTATCTTTAAATCCATCTATTTTCTTTAGAAATCTTCCAACTACATAAGTAGCTACAATTAAAATAAGTAAATGTTCTGGTACAAAAGTCATTAAATCCATAATTATCTCTCCTCTTCTTATTTAAAATTAATTAAAAAAGCAATTACTGCACTTATTAAAGCTCCAGCAACTGCTCTCCATAACCATCTGTTAGCATCTTCTAAATCTGAAATTCTATTGTTTGCAACTTTTAACTTTTCCTCAAAGTTTTTAAGTTTAAGTTCATTGGTATCATTCATATTTTTAAGCAAGCCTTTTATCTCTATTAAACTCTCTCTCACCTCTTGTATTGCATCAGCTTCACTCATCTTACACCTTCCTTTTGCATAATAAAATACCGCATATTCATTTGAATAATACGGTATATAAAAATCTTAATTTACATATAAATATAATTTATTCTAGAGAAAAATTATCTTTGCCTTCTTCCTTTAACCACCTCTTAGCTTGTTTTCTTATATTTCCACTCAATCCAGCAGAATATTCAGTATCATATAAGGCTTTTTTTACATATTCATTAGGGAACATATTCATTATAGATTCTTCATAGTTAATACCATACTCAGACTCTTTAAATTCAACAACACTATACTTGTCATTATTTTTCTTTAAAGTCATGAATACTGGATGTGAGTATTCCCCTCTCATATAAAACTTTTTATTACTTAATGAGTATCCTCTGCATAATGAATACATATACACATTAATTATATTCTCTTTTTCTTCAATACCATAAATTTTATGTGCTTCAAATTCTTTATAACCAGCATCAAATTTATCAAGAATATAATCTGATATTGCTTTATCTAGTTTTTCATCTACGTTAACTGATTCTTTGGAAGTGAGATATCCCATATAAATAATAAATAATACTACTATCACTATAACTAATCGAATATGCTTTTTAAGAAATTGTTTCACTCTTAATTCCCCCCTAGATTATCTTATAACAATATAACTTATGTTAAATTATACCACATAATACATTCCAAAATAATCAATTTTTATCGCAATACTATTACTTTAATGTAGTTTAATATTTTATTCATATTACACCTTCCTTTTTACATAATAAAAGAGACTAGATTTCTCTAATCGCTTAACCAACAACTTAATAATATTGTTCTTCGTATCCTATTCTGTAGCCTATCACTCTAAAATAAACTTTTCCATTATATCCTCTTACTGTAAATATAGTTCTATCCTTAGAAACTATAATTACCCCTGGATTACTACAGAATACTGCATAAGTAGATATAGTCTTAAGAAATGTACTATCTAAAAGTACTGTAGTTCCTTCCTCTTGTATATCTACATCGAACAACACATCTTCTAGTAATACCTTTGGACTATCTATTGGAGACATTCCAAGTGTAGCACCATCTACAACTATAGTTCCTCCAGCTTTCGTTCCATTTGTGTTAAATACATGTCTAGGTGTTCCGGCAACCATAAAACTAATAGTACCATCCGGAGATATTCTTATTCCTGTATCAACCGACTTTGATATATAAAATCTAAACGTACCAGCACTAGCATTTATTTTACATTGGTCTGCAAAGTAAATGGTTGGCGGTTTGCAATCCAAGTAATTAGGATAAAATCTAAACCTAGCAATACCATTTAGATATATGTCTGTTACATCTGCAGCTATACGAATATAAGTGTTTTCATTCCACTTAAGTCTTACTGCTGAGCCTACGCCTAATTCGTTATTTGCAGTTGCATCTATACTGCACTATCCAAACATTTTTATAATAGGATTGTTAGTTGCAGATTTTAAACGTTCTAAGGATATTGTACTTGTTTTGATGTTTCCTCCGTCAATAGTCGTTTGCCCAGCTGTGCTTAGGTTAGTCATTGTAACATATCCAGTAAGATTTATTTTACTGGCACTTATTTTTATGGATTCAGCAGTTTGATTAATACTAGAAATAATAGCATTAGTTGAAACCTTTGCTCCTAAGTCGTTTATATAGGAAGTTGAACTTCGAACTGTAGATACAATTGCAGTATCAGTAATTTTCTACTCTGCGGTATTCATTCTTGTGCTAAAAGAAGTTACTTTGCCATCTATAGTTGTAGTAGTCTGTTCTACAGTTCCAACTCTGCTGGTGATTCCTGTTAAGCTAGTTTCTATTGTAGACACTTTACTATTAGTAATGATTATTTGGTCTTGAAAATTCTCTTCAAATGATACACTTATAGTGTTAATTCAGTCTGACTAACCTTTAATGTTATCTGATTTTGTAACTGTGTAATACTGCTACTTTGTGTACTAACTGTAGAATTAAGTCCACTAATCTGTGTAGTATGATTACTAATAGTTGCTACTGTACCATCTAATGTCCTTTTAACATCATTAACTCTTGTATCCACACCAGTTATTTGACCTGTCAAAGCATCTATAGTACTAGTGTGGCTACTAATTACACTATTGATAGAGTCTACTGTGGAGTTATAAGAATCTTTAAGTTGTATGGTCTGCCCATCTTTAACTATTGTCGTATTGCTTATTAAAGTAGATATTTGACTTTGTTGAATGTTTAAGGATATAGTACTTCCTTCATTGTAGACAATGCACTTGCCAAGCTTGTAGAGTAAGTTAAATCTACAGTTGGATTAATTAGACTACCCTCAGTTAAGAAATGTCCGTCCTTGAATTACTTCATGTATTGAGTAACATCTATAGGTTCTTCTACTGGTGTTACTAACTGGTGATAAACTGTGATTGGATTAGCCTGTAACTCGTCTTTCCATGTTGCTATTGTATAGGTGCCAATTAAAAAGTTAAAACCTATTTGACCGTCACTACTACTGGATGTACAAACAGTATTAGGTGGGGCTAAAGGCCAACTTACACGACTATTACTATATTTATCGCATATAAGGTATTGATCCTTTAAACCATGTAATCTAACCATAATAAAAGCACCTACTCTTTATCTAAGTAAGTGCCTTCTATTGATTATTCTTTTGATATAGAATATCATCATATAATTTGTATAGCCTTAATCCTAAGTCATTAACAGTATCTTGATTATCCATACCATGTAATACTATTTCATCATTTATTAATAATTGTACTTCTCTAAAATCCTTAGCATCTATACTAAATTCAATATAATCGTCTATTTTAACTCTTTTAATTATATATTGATTAACTTCCGGTATATTGATTAGTAAATCAAATAAACTTTTGTTTAGTTTAAATTTCATAATAACTTCCCTCCTATCTTTATGGATTAGTTTGAATTAAAACTCCTGTATTAGGATTTATTGAAACCATACATCTATCTGTTACAAGCTTTATACTATTAGGATCAGTTTTTCTTGTTCTAACCACACCATTTAAAATAGCATCTTTAATATCATTAATTGCAACTCCGTCTCTAGGTCTACCAGTATTTGGGTCTTTAGATGTTCCAAATACTCTTTCTATAAAGTGCTTGCTTTGTCCCTTTATTTTAATCCCATTCGAAGTAGTTAATCCTATAATATCAGTATCAATAATATTTTTATATTCTTTATACTGGCTATATGGAGTAAAAATCGATATCATATTATTTGACCTAGATTTCACATAATCCTTAACAAGATTCCATTCATTACTATCATTATACTTCAATTCTCTGAAATCTGTAAATGATTTAGGAGCATCTTTACCAAGTATTTCTTTATACTTACTGTATTGATTTCTATCAGATGACTTATTCTTAATCATTTTCTCAAATACAGTTGTTATTTCTTCATTATTTACACCATCACTTGAATTGGTTATAGTTTTTTTAAAGTGCTTATCTATTGTACTTAACACTTTTATTGAGTATTCATTAGGATTGCTATTTAGCCTTGCACTTTCAAAAGCTTCTGCCATAAATTCATCTATATCTTGACTTGCATATTGTGAAATTGAATTAATTTTACCTTCTCTTACAGCTTTATTGTATTTTCTATGGATACTCCTCATTTCTTTCCAAAATTCATTCTTTTCTGGACTTATTTTTCTTTGTTTGTAAACACCAAATCCATGAGCAAATTCATGATTTATAATAGCCTTATTTGCATTTTTCGAATCAACTACTGCATTAAAACTAACGCCGAATCCTTTTAATTGCTTCTCGTAAGATTCCGGTGTTGTATACATCTTTTTATTCTTTACCTGAATAATACCTCCTGTATCATCTCCTATCCTTAAGAATCTACCTTGAAGTGTTGTTCCAAACTTGTCACTTCCAATTGAATAAATAGTATCAGTATTATATTTATTTTTAAGTTTTATAAATTCCACTAATTGTTCTTTTGCTACCTCTATATTATGCTTATCTTCAAACACAACCTTAATATTATTCTTTTCTAATAATTTTGTACCTTTTTTATTTAAATCTTCTATGCTAGTACACTTTTCTATTATTGACTCGTAATCCTCTTTATTAGATCCTATTATCTTTTTATCTTTGCCATACTTATCAACTACAAACTTATCATACCATTCTTGATACTTCATATCTCCAGGTACTGTATAGGTTTTACCTGTCTCTGGGTCCCTTGCTCTTCTTTGTAGTCTTTCCATATTCTTAAAGTATGCTCTTGTTGTACTTCTACAGTATGGATGTAATGGAGGTAAATTACTTCCTGTTCTTAACTTATCTACTTTTATAATCTTACCGTCCATACTTCTACATATACTAGATGTTCTTAAATCTAATGTAGCAATAAATATTACTTTATCTATCCCACATTCTTTATAGCTTTCAACTTCTGCTGCATTTGTTATATAAGTAGTCTCTGTTCTTATAATTCTCTCACAAGCAAATTTCTCATAGTCAGTCATGTCTTGTAACTCTTGCGCCATTCTCCTAGAGCTTTTACCACTCATTAAACCACTTGTTATTACTTCTTCTAATTTCTCTGCTAATACATCTGTATTATGCCATATACGCTTACTATAGTGTTTACCACTCCACCTATTCTTAAGTATCTCTTCTATAGTTCCTAATGGCATTTGAGCAACATTAAAGCCTACACCTAATCCTTTCTGAATATCAAATAGGTTAGTGTAATAGGCTTTCTCTATATTATCTGTATATAGTTTAGTACTTTTATTTATTTCTACATCTGCTGCTAACTTAGTATTAATATAAATACTTTCTTTTAATGCTTCTAGTCTTGTCATTCTAGCTTTATAAGCATTTGCATTTAATTGGGCCATCATATACTTTTTCAATTCTTTATCTTGTATTCCATGTATTCTCGCCCTAATGCTATCTAACTCTTTATTAGGTATTTTACTATTAAGTAATCCTTTTGTTTCTGCTATGCTTAATCCACTGTCGCTCTGTAACTTAAAGAATATCTTATTGATGTCTTTATTAATATCCTCTAGAGCCTTATCATAAGCATTATTTATTCTATGAATAGTTTCATCACTAGACTTATGATAGCTTTCCATTCTTAAGTTAGATCTTTTTTTCCAATAAGCATTACTTCTCTTCTTCATCTACCTCACCATCTTCTGGATTAGTATTTTTAAAGTCATAACTACCAAAGGCCTCTTGTTGCTGCTCTACTTTCTTTTTATTTTCTTCATCAAGACGCTTTCTTTCCTCTTCAATATCTATCTCACCATCAAACCTTTTAACTCTAGTTTCCCATGAAATAAAACCTTCTGTTTCTTGTGCTATTCTAGCCATAAGTTCATCATCTACTGGAAGACTTCTCTTCATAGCTATATCTATATTGCTAGAATCAATATTCTTAGCTCTTATGTTCTCTATATTAGACATAAGCTTTAATCTTTGTCTTAGTCCTTGTTTAAAGTATCTTTCCTTTGTTTTTCCTAACTGTTCAAAGCCTAGTAGCTTGTACTTCATAGCTATACCTGAAGCATTGCCTACAAAGTTTTCATCAGTAAGACATGGGACTTTTGAAAACTCATGTATATCATCCTTAAGTGACTTCTTAAGTACTTCTATTTCAGTTTCATTAAGATTTTTAACTAACCACTTGGCATCTCCACCTTCATCAAGCTCTATAATCTTTAATTCTTTAAGTAATCTTCCCGTCTTAATCTTTTCCTCTTCATCATCCCCTAATGAAGCACCTATAACTGCAAGTAATGCATCAACAACCTGTTCTTTATCATTTATCCTATCAGATTGTAAAAGGTTATATGCATCTATCAGAGTAATAACTCCTTCAAAGTCACCTCTAAGTTTCTTATTATTTCTATACTCAATAAGAGGTATTCCATTAAAATAATGTTCTTCTTCATCCTTTAATTCAAACGCCTTACTCTTTATATCTTGTGTAAAATAATGATATATCTTATCTTCAGTATAAATATTGATATCATAGCCTTTTAACTGCTCTTCAATATCTCTCTTTTCAAAGTAAGTTACTCCAAATAAAGGCTTTTGTTTTACTGTTGTATCACATACTAAGAAACTATTTAGAGGGCTGCATACTGCTAATTCTGGAAAAGGTACTTCATCATCATTCATAAATAACAATTCATATCCTATTCCCATAACACTCATGTCTTGTGCTAATTCATTATTATGACTATCTTCATCTATCTCAGTGAAGATAGTATTTAGTTCATCAGCACCATCACCACTATAAGTTATTGGTGTACCAAATACATATCCAGTAGCCATATCAGTAATATATTCAGCATGATTTGCTACTATTTTATTATTAGGCAATAAGTCACTTGATAGTGTTCTGTCTAATATCTTATGTTCTCCATCATAATATTTATTTAAGAGATTATACCTATCCAGCATTGCGCTATGATTAGATATACACTTTGCTAGTAATTCATCTGGAATACTTCCATCTTCATTTAATAAATCATGGTCTTTTAAAATTGCCATCACTATTTCACCTACCTTAATCCTATCTTTGCTTTACTCTTAACTTTCAGCCTTCTATCATTTATTTCATCCTCCATACCATATCTAACAGCATCAATAGTATGATTATTCTTATCCGGATATTCTCCCTTTAAATTACCTTCTTTATCTTTCTCTATCTCATACCCTACAAATTCTCTTTTTGCATTAGGGCATCTTACTGGATCTATTATTATTTCTTCTATTTCTTCAGACAAAAATTTAAGACCATGCTCTACTGAGTCTGGTCCTTTCTTTGCACCTATAATATTTAATCCCAATTTCTTAAATTCATTAATTGTTCTAGGCTCTGCACTATCTGCAGTAACTCTTTTATTAAGTGGATTTAACTTCTTTATTTCTTCTACTGATTTACTATTACTTAGCTGAACCTTATAAACTTCACCAAATATATATAATCTCTTTCTAGTCTTATCATAATGCATTAACATATAAGCTAATGGGTCTGCAGCATAACCAAAGTCTAATCCATTCTTTAGTCTATCAAATATCTTTATTTCTTCATCTGATATTTCTCTTATAGTTAAGTTTCTAAATACCTCTCCACCAGTTCCAGTAACCGCTCCTAAGTAATCATGTTCATACTTAGTTGGATTAACCTTCTTCATATGTTCTGCTTCAATTATGAACTGTTCACCTAGCCATTCTTTAGGAACACTTCTGTAATCACTATGATGTATATATTTATCTTTTCTCTTCTCTACTACTTCCTGGTTACACCAATTCCTTTGACTTTCAGGAGGGTTAAATGAATAGAATACACAGAATTTAGGTCCACCTCTTAAAATAGATTGATTAATTGTATCTATTTTATTTTTGCTTTCAAACTCGTCAACCTCTTCATACCAAAGGTACTTAATATATCCCTTAGGTACTTTAGTAGACTTAACTTTCTTAGGATTATCAGCACCTTTAAATCTTATTACTTGTCCAGTAGGCTTATAGACTATTGTTAGTTTCGCTTCCGGTACATGCCATTCATCACTTACACCTAATGTATCTATTGCCCATTTAATCTGGTCTCTTACTGATTCTGATAGAGTATCCTTAACTCGTCTTAGTACTAATGCATTAGACATAATACCTTCTTGGGCATCTTTCATTATTCCTAAGACAATTTCAAGTGAAATAAAAGAGGACTTTGTACTACCTCTACCACCTTTAAACCAATAGTGAGTGTGAAGTCCTTTTTTAATATCTTTATGCACTACATAAAAACTTGAAGCAATTATACTTTTTAACTTAACTTTAATCATCTATATCATCTACTATCTGAACTGGAACTTTTCCCTCTATTGATAGCTTATCCTTAAACATACCAAGGTGTTTACCTAAGAGCTCCAAGGCTTTAAGTTTATCAGCAAGCCTTATTTCCCTCTCAACACCTTCGCCCTCTTTAGTTGGTATAGTTTTAACTTTTACTGATGCAATTGTAGCAGTATCATCTTCACTTGCATCTGCTTTTAAAGTTGCTTCATCCATGTTTATAACATCATTGGCATTAACAAACGCTATTCTTGCAAGTTCTCTTATTACTCTATCTTGATTTATTCCAATTCTTTTAGATCTATTAGCTATTTCTTTGTCTATATATGCGCGTATGTTAGGTTTAGTTAAGTTTTCACAACCTATCTCCTTCGCACTATCTGAACTATATCCTGCCCTTATTGCTGCTTGTGTGGCATTTAAGTCAATTAAATATTCATCACAAAAAGTCTTTTGCTTTGGTGTTAGCTTGGCCATAATGCCACCTCACTTTCTATAAAATAAAAAGAACCCTAAATTACTAGAGTTCCTTAGTTATTAATTATTACCCCATGGATCTGGTTTATCAGCCATAATCCTGCCTCACTTTCAATATATAGTATACTTGTCCACATGATACACAATATGTTGTTTATAAATTAAAAACTTATTGCCATGGTTCAGGACTATCAATCAACACTTTCACCACCTAAACCTTGAAATTATTATTACCATAGGTCTGGTCTATCAGCCATAATAACACCAACCTTTCATGGTTATATTTCTATATCAAAGCTTTAAAATCCTTTATTTAACTTTTAATTCTATATAATTTGTTTTATCTATTTCTAAACGTCCTGATTTTATGTCATCTATAACACTTAAAAATAATTTACAACATTTATAATACCTAGTTACTTGTATTAAATATAATGTAAAAACAATGTAAATTACAAGTAATATACCTATTTTATATTCTATTGAAATTCCTAATAAATTAGATATTATAGCAAGAATAAATGATGAAACAATAGATAAATTGCTGACACCATTAATATCATTAATTATATCTTTAATTCTGTACTCTGCAATTGCCTTTTCATTTTCATCATAATCCATATACTTCTTAGACATTAATGTAACCACATTTTTCAAAGATGTAGTTTTTCTAATTTTAACAAATTCTTTGACATCTCTACAATCTAGCCCTTTTTCAAATAAATAATCCATTATAAACATAATATCCCCTCCCCATAAATATTTTACAATAATACCTAAAATATAACAATAAAAGACACCTATATTTCTATAAGTGCCTTTTATGTTGGGGTTTATGGGGAATGGCGGAGATAATAGGACTTGAACCTATACACCAATTACTCGATTACTAACAACTTAGCAAGTTGCTCCCTTACCATTAGGGTTATATCTCCACATTACCCCACAGACTTTCTGCAGGGTAATTATTTATTTTATAGAGGGAATCCATAAGAACTTTACTTTCCTTAATAATAGTTTACTAAACTTTTTTCTTTCATGTGTCCTTACTTTGTCCCTATTTTGTCCTGTTTTTTCTCACTTTCCCTACTTAGTTTAAATGTAAAATAAAAATACCTTGTATTGATTTTGAATAATAATTATTCTTAAGTTTATAACTTTTTATTACTTTTATTTTCCCGAAATTCTTTTAGCAAATTTTTTGAAGTATTCTGTAGTAAAACTTTCTTTACCTTCTCCTATATCACAAGAATAATTTTCCATAGAATGAAAACATAACCCTTTACAACAAAGTCTTTCTATTATATCAATTACTTCATTTTCTTCCATACTATATTTTATCGTAATTTCATCCATAAACTGTTTAAATTGTGAGCTTTCATCAATCAAACCTTCTATTTTATCAACTTCTCCAAAATACTGATCATAAATTATTAATAAATCAATTTCTCTGAAAGACAATTCATCTATCAATTGTAAATATTCCTCATATTCATCATTAACAATCCTATCATCAGCAATATAACTATTCTTATATAATCTAGCAAATAATATCACTTTTTCATCTATATTAGTTTTATCAACTAACATCATCATTTGTCTAAAAGATTGAATACTATCAATATCATTTAACATATCTATTGTGATTGCTTTATCACTATTTAATATTTCATCAACTACTATTTTAAATTTTTTAGCAAATGCTTTTATTAGTAGTGAACTTACAACATTATCTCCTAATGAAACAAGCAATCCATAAGCTGGTATACTTTTAGTCATATCAATTAGACACTTAATAATAGGGTTTTGATAAATATTTAAGCAATTTTGATAGGCATATAATTTCTTCAATTCATTTTCTAAACTCATTAATACCTCTCCTCATCTTTAATGTAATTTCTCAATTAAGTAATATTATTAATTATAACATATTTTGTAAATATAGCATTATTCAATTTTCACAGAACATTTTTATTCTCCTATCCTACATATTAAGTATCATTTACCCCAAGTTCTATTAAATCTCGCTATGTCATTTACTAATTTCTCTCTGAGTTCATAAGCTTTGTTCTTACCCATATTTAATTCTAATGCTATATCTCTCATGCCTAATCTATCATACTTTACCTGATTATACTTTAGCTCTAAGAATTTCTTATATTCTAGCTTAAGCATTTCTATATTTCTTCTCATGTTCTCTACCTTATAACTAAGATTTCTCTCTCTACATTCTAGCTTAAATAATTTTCTTATCTTATGAGCCTGCTCTCTTTCCATATCACCTATAGCCTTAGATATCTCTTTCTCAACATAGCTTGTACAATTAGTTGAAGTTTGAACCCTTTCAGCAATCTGCATACATCCACTTTGCTCTGGATCTATCTTTACATTACATTCTCTAATTCTTCTATCTAAATTCTCTATAGCTATATTAAGAGAAACTATTTCTGCTCTTACTCTCTTTAAATCCTCTATATCGTAGAAATAACCATATAACTCGCCTTCTGTCTTTCTAAATAGTTCTTTATTCAAGTTTTATCTCCTCCAGTTCAAACTCAACTCTCTCCAGTTCTTCTGTATATCTCTTAAGTATAGTAAGCTCCACAATTTGGCTATCATCTTTAAATGCTATTCCATTTAAGCTATCTAAAATTATCTTTGCAATATTATCTCCATCTGGCTTTTTAGTTGGATACTCTAACCCTTCTTTTATAGCTTTTATTCTCTTTTTAGAATAACTACTCATTATTGGGTAGTATGCTGTTATTCTGGCTTTAATTGGTCCATCTAGGTATCTTCCATCTTGCTCCTTATAATTAATTCTTACCCAAATCTCATAATTAACTGTATCTTTTGGAGTCATAGCATGTCCGTTGAATACTCTAGGTCTGGCCTTACCTTTTATCTTTCCTTCGACTACTATCATCTTCTCCCTCCTCTTCATCACTAATAAATATATATTTCTCTAAAAAATCTATTAACTTCATAATTTTATTTAACCTCATTATCCTCAATATTTTCACCACATTGCTGACAATCTCCTGAGTATTTAGAACACTCAATACAAGCTCTATATCCTGGGATATGCCCAGTAACTATATCCTTACCACACCTTTCACATGAAGTTGTTGTAAATGCGTTCATGCATATTATATTTTTACATTTATCACATATCATGATTTTATCCTCCATTTATTTATCTATTTCTTAAATTTGAATAAAAAAATACCGCATATTCATTTCTGAATAATACGGTATATTATAGATTTATTATATTGCTATTCTCTACTAAAACTTTTACTTTTTTTCTTTCCCATATTTATTGAAAATGATTCTTCTGCTATTAACTTATAACCATGAGGTCTTGCATCTTTTTGTTGTTCTCTAATAATTCTCATACTTTTGCCAATTAACTTAGAATAATCCTTCTTCATTCTCTGAAAAACTTTTGAGAACATTGCGTAGTAAGAATTACTATTTTCATACAGTTCTTTAATCCACATAATATCATGATATTCCCAATCTAATACGTAAATTTGTGATTGTGAAAAATTAAACTCAACAAAATCTGCTGGATATCCTGTAACTTCTTTCATATAATTTACTTGGCTATTAAGTATAGATTGTGGAACATGGTGAGTCCAATTTCTCATATCCCTAAAATCATTTAATAAAGTTATTATATCGCTTTCTAATTCATCTAATTGAAAGTCCAATTGTCCTTTTTTAACTCTCTTTTCAACTGTATTTCTAAACTGTTTATAAGACACTGCTGTTTTAGTTTCATCACCAAATAGATTAAGTAAATAGCTTGATAAACATTCAATTCTTTCTTGATGCTTATGATATACTTCTGTATATACTTGTTTAGTATCTTCATTGTAGTTTGACAATTCTTTTTCTAAATCATTTATAGCTCGCTTTAATCTCTTCATCCTCTTATCTACAAGCTGAATAAGCTGATTTAAAAAAATAATTGCATCTTTTTTATTTTCGATTAACTTAATTTTATCATTCTGCATTTTCACACCTCATTTATAAAAATAGTATCTCCTCTCTAACATAACGTAAGAGAGCTATATAATATGTTGTTTACTAACTTTATCCACAAGAAAATTATAACACTTTTATGTTTTCAATAGCTATCTTTACAATAAATTCAATGTGGTTCATTAACACAATACCGTACTATTCAATTTTCAAAGAACAATTTACATAAGAACATAGGGTTGTTCTATTACTACTTACACCCAATTAAATTTTTTATTCATCAGTGCTGGAATGTTGTAGCATATCCAACAACAACCTCTGTTAAAGACCTGTGAGCATCCTTTAAATTTAATTCTTTTTTTAAATATTAATATTGAAAGACCTTCTCTGTGTTGCTCATACATATTAGCTCTTGTTTCCGTTTCTAAAGTTGCCAAAGGAAGTAATAGAGCAAATGATTTAACTTTACCGCTATCTACAAGTTCAAAGCTTCTAGATATAATTTCATTTTGGTTGCTAAAAGGTGGGTTGCTTATAAGTAACTCACATCCCTTTGGTGGTTCTGTTTTAAAAAAATCATTTCCTAAATTGTCAAAAATGTGAGTAGCCTTATATTTTAACCTAAGTTCATCACCTTTTAATTTGAATTCACTATCGTAGTTGTTAAATGGAAACCATATATTTTTAAATGATTTTATATCTATTAGATCATATATATTTTCCACCACCCATCTTGGAGTTTCCACATGATCTTTATTGTTGATTTTACTTTGTTCATATAGTACATTCATCCTATCACCTTCTTTATCATATGATTGTCATATGAGAATACCACCTTGCAGCAGTTCTCCCATATGACCTTATTCCTAGACTAAGAGATTATTTTTACATTGTTTAAGCCTTTTAATCTAGCCTTTAGATATTCTTTTATGCTTTCCATTGCAACGTTTCTCCATGCCCCTCCATCTGCTTCATAAAGCGCACATTGTGGGCCTGTTTGCATACGGAATATAAACTTACTCTCTGGTTGAATTACCTCTGGAAATGTTCTAAATGGTGCTAATATAACTGGGTTAGGAATTACTACTTCAGCTACACTTGCTACTCCAACCTTGATAGCAGCACTTTGACTTACTCCATCATCACCTACAGATTTAACATTCTCTTCTTTAATATTCCCACTTACTTTTAATAACTTGTTTCTATCTTCATTTTCTATGAATGAGCTTTGCAGCATGATATTAAATCTTTCAGGATCTATAAATCTATCTGTTACTATATCTGGTGTTAGTGCCTCAGCTATCATGACACATTCTCTTCTCTTGTCTGAGTTTAATTCCTTTTTAATGCTTACTTTGTCATAGCTCATAACATGTACTATTATGTTGCCATCCTTAATACTATCTACATTCTCCTTAATGTAGTCTACTATTGATGTTAATGTAGTTGTTTCTAATGCTCTTGATATTGGTGTTTCAATTCTTGTAAGATTCTTATTAGTATAAGTAGCTCCATTAATTTGCTCTAGTATATACTTGTTTTCTCCTTCCTCAATTAATAATTCAATTGCTCCTTTTAATCCTTCACTTATCATTTTTTATTCCTCCTAAAATTTATTATTTTACTATTTGTAATCCAGCTAATTCATTTTCATTATTTTCACTTGCTACTTCCTTTGGTGCTTCATCTGTTCCACCCATGAATACTTCTCCTGTTTCATTGTCAACCTTCATGTAAGTTTGTCCCTTAACTTGTTTCTTGAACTCAGTTCCTAGAACTTCTCCATTAAGGTCCTTATCAATAATTATCTTAGTTGCTATTGCACTTCTAGGCGCAAGTTTTGCCTTTGCAGTTATTGTTACTTCTGTAAGTTCTCTTTCTTCATCTGTACTAAATGTCATGTCTAATGTTAATTTTCTTTTAGGTTTACTATCTGTATTCTTATCAGCAATATTTTCTAACACCTCCTTCAATCCTTGATTCATTCTTTCTGCTAATGCTCCATTTGCAAAGGTTTCTAAATTAATCATTTTATCCATGCATATCCTCCTTAATATTTATTTAAAATAAATTAACTAACTCAAACATCTAAAATATCTTTAATTGTTCTTCAATCATTGGTTCATAATTCATTAAAATTAATTCATTTCTAACTGGCATCTTATCACCTGCAACTCTATTTTTAATTTGACTGGCCGTACTATATTTAACTACATACCAATCCTTGTATAAATCATCAATTAGTGGACTACTGTAATAACAAACCATAGCTTTTCCTTTTATTTTATCTAGTCTTTCTTTTAATCTAATATGGTCCTTCTCTTCAAAACCTCCAAAATACATATTTTCATGGTCATGATATGGTGGATCTAAAAAGAATAGTGTATCTTTTGTATCATAGAACTTTATTACTTCTTCAAAGTCTCGGCTTAATATATTCCATGTTTTAATTAATTCAGCCATTCCAGGTATAAGTTCAGTTGCTGAAATTAATTGCTTGGCCTTATTTTGAGTTTTTGATAATCCAATTCCATTTCGGTATTTATGTCCTCCACCTCCAAAGCAAACTCTCATCAAATAGTAAAATCTAACTGCAGACTCTAAGTTATTCTCCGGCCATGGCTCCCATTTCCACTTTTCATATAAACTTTCACTATAGGGTAATGCTGAACATTCTTTGTATAACTGTTCCGGATTATCTTTAAGTACCATCATATAATTTACAAGCCTATCGTTTATATCATTTACAATGGTTAACTTTGATGGATTTACTGTCTCTTTAAAAAATGGAACTGCTCCGGATCCAAAGAAACAATCACAAAATATATCATGCTTAGGCATTAAATCTATATAAAGCTCTTCCTTGCCATGCTTTCCACCTATCCACTTTATATTGCTTAATCTTTTGAGTTTCAATTTATCACCTAATTTCTTTTAATATTTAGAATGGCATGTCCTCTCCATCATCTACTGGAGTATAATCAGAGTTGACCTGTCCTTGAGTCTTATTCCCAAATTCTAAGAAACTTACTTCATCAGCTACAACCTCAGTAACATACCTTCTCCCTCCATCTTTAGCTTCATATGACCTAGTTTCAATCCTACCAGCTACACTTAAAAGCTTACCTTTACTCATGTAGTTAGCAGTACTTTCAGCTTGTTTCCCCCAAACTACTATTGGGATAAAATCAGCATCCGGTTGACCTTCTTTTTTAAATCTTCTGTTTACTGCCATAGTAAATGTTGTTACTGCAGTTCCTGTGCCTGGAGTAAACTTTAGCTCTGGCTCCTTAGTCATGCGACCTATTAAAACAACCTTATTCATAAATCATACCTCCTAAATTTATTACCACTACTTGCAATCACATTTAACCTTCAATGGGGTAAACATAATCTTTGCTGATTCATCTTTTATTCTTTTTTCTAACTTGATCCTATTTGCTTCAACATTCTGTGCTAGTTGACCTAAAGCTTTTTCATTGAATTGTCCTCTTTCAGCAATATCCTTAGCAACTTGATTACTTTGTATCTCTATAGACTTCTCAACACTTTTCCAATATACTTTCTGCTTGTCCATCTTCTTGTCTAAGTTATTTAATTTCCTTTCTAGAGTAATATATCCCATAAGAACTAAAACCCCTATAACACCTATTCCTAAGCCTAAAATTATATTCATTTTCTATTCCCCCTTATTTTTTCAAGGTAACTAATACTTTTTTATCTAATAATATCTCTAACTGTTCTATAAACTTAGTTTCTATTATGTCTTTCGCTAATTCATAACCTACAGCCATAATTATTTTATTTTCCTTATCCTCTATCTCTGTATGCATGAACCAGGTCCTATAGGTATTCTCTGACCACTGGTTAAATATAGTTTCATGATATGGAGTAGGAAAGGATAGAGGTGGAAGTGAAGGAGGGTTTTCTTTCTTTTCCTCTCCTCTACTTTCCTTTACTTTACTTTCCTTTACTTTAGGGATTAATGTTGTCATGTTGGTTACACTAACTGGATTAATGTTAACAATAACTAGGTTTTTGTATGCATCAATTATTTTTTCATCTAATAAGAGATATTCTTTAAACATTTCAACCTTTTGTCTCCTACCAACTGCCTCCAAATACCTACGTTGTATACCCTTTGATGTAAGAATTTGATAGTCTTTTAGTATTGTTTCATCAAACAACTCCCATTTAACACAATCATTAATGATTACCTTAACTCGATTAATGTCTACATTAACTCTCTTTGAGAAGAGTAATTGTTCACGTTCTGTCCACTCATAGAAGTATGACGTTTTATAAATTTTCATCATTAATTTTATTATTACGGCAAACCCTTCTATACCATATTGTGATTCTATGAGTGCAATCTTATCATCTTGATCTATATCTACATCTAATGGAAAATAATCTAAACCTTCTTTTTGTGGTCTTGCCATAAACTCACCTTACCTTATTCCTTTAAGTCTTAAATTTTCATCTTCGATTTCTTCATACGTTCTTTGGTTATGCTGAATACGAATACTGTCTATAAGTTCATTCCATGTCTCATAGTTAATCTTGATATTTCCTTCTATGTCTCCATCATCAATTCTTAACTCTAAGTGTCCACCTGATTCTTTTATAGTTATTCGCTTTCCATCATTTGCTCTAAGGTCCATATCTATGATATACATGTTATTGAACCCCGTTATTTTCTTTATGCTTACCTTTACTCTTGACTAAGTATTCGTACCCATTATCTTTAAGGAATTGGCTCAACTTAGTTATATTCTCCATAGTATGAATTACTTTAATATCTACAAAGTAAAGAGGTTCTTCTTTCTGAGGTTCAGTTTGTGGTTGAATTACCTCTTCCTTTTTAGGTTCTTCTTGCTTAGGAACTTCTACATTTTCTACTGGTTTTGGTTCTTCTTTAGGTCTCTCAGCCTCTCTGATTAGTTCAGCTCTATCATTTATCTCTTTAATAATCCTTGCTGCATCCCAACCAAAATCTATATATTTTTGAAAGTCCTCATATTTCAATGGTGTTTTTATAGTTTTATTTATACTCTCTAATGTAGTTTCTATAGTTCCTTTAAGCATTTCATATTTAGCTTTCTCCATGCTTTGTTCATTCTTAAGCATATTACCTCTTAGCTCTATATCTTCTCTAACACTCTTTACGCTCCCATTAAGGTTTAAATACTTATCTAGTACAGTTAATCTACTAGCATACTTTTCTTCTAATCCTAAGGCTTGTACACATTCATTTATTAACTCCAGTGCCTTAAGTTTCTTTTCATCTCTTCGCTTATTGTCAAAGATAAGGATTCCATCTTTTATTGGTTTTTCTGCCTCTTCTACAAGACCAATTAACTCTTTGCATTGCCCTTCAAATTCCTTAATGGGTTTCTCCATTTCTCTTTTTATGGCTTTTCTATAGTCATCTATTTTATTTCTAACTCCTGCTAATTCTTTTTGAGTAGCCTTACAATCTTTTAGCCCTTCTTCTGTAACTATTATTCCTTTGTACTTTTCTGTAGTTTCTATTAATGAAGCCTTCACTTCCTCAAAGTTCATATTAATTATTGGTAATTGTTTATTTAAAACTATCTCTTTCACTTTTTATTCCCCCTAATTATTAATCTGTATAAATTTTCACTTGAAATGTGCGATCAGAATTTATAATCGAATATCCACCAAAATGTGAAAAACCACCATCACAAATCATAGATAACTCCAGTTCATTAAGTTCAATACCGTCTTTAATTTTCCCGGTATGAATACAATGTGCGTATCCATTTTTAACTTCATAATTTTCAAAAATTGTGCATTCACACGAATCATATTTATGAAAATTTTTGTATTGACCTACTCCATACTTTTCTTTTAAATTTTTATATATTTCCCTATATTCTTTTAATAAAGATTCATCTTTTTCAGCATCCCAAATACACTTTAAATTCATCTACATATCCCCCTAAAAATTAAAGTTTTCTTCTTTCTTCTTTTCTTCCTGTTTCTCTTTTTTCTCTCTTAACATGTTTATACACTCATGTAGCATCGAATTTTGGATATTCTCAACTTTATCAACATTGGCCCATGCTAAGAATTTGTTAATATCTGTTCCAGTTTCATCTATAAGCTTTTTAATAGTCATTACTGCAGCCTTACCTATCTTTGCTTTTCCTTCTTCTGCATCCTGGTCTATCTCTCCACCATCAATAACATCACTTTCAGCTATTTCAAAGGCCATTAGATATAAATACCTTCTAGCATAACTTTGTGATCCACCTATGTTTTGTATACTGCTACAACCTTTTAATGAAGCTATTTCTATTGGTGTAGACCATCTTCTTTTTTCCTCATTCTTATCTGAGTCTATTATTTCTAATGTTGCTAGTTCTGATGTGAATTGAAATTCACAATAAAGCCCTAATCTATCACATATTTCATTGATATGAGGTAAAAAATCACCAAGTTCAAAGTATTTATAATTAGAAAACTTATTGTATCCTGTTTTCTTTAGTTCTTTGCTTTGGAGCTCTACTCTAGCTCTTTGAATCTTTTGATATATATTTAGCTTATTAGCTGCCTCTTTTACTTCTGACATATGCATTCCCCCTTATAATCTAAATCTCTGATAGTTTCACCTGTATGCTCGTTGTGAATTTCATTATTGTCTAATTCTGTGCCAGGTGGTATAATTTCAGAAAGAATATTTTCTTTAGGTTGCATCTTACTTTGGTCGGTGGAGCAACCTTTTACTATTTCTATAGCTTCACTTATACTTTTACCCTCTTCACAAAGTCTTTTGACTTCATCAAGCTTTTCATTTAAATCTAGCAATGTTGACACTTTCTAGTCCCTCCCCATTTGTAGTTTTTAGTTTTCTTTCGTATCTTTCGAGAATTTTCCATGGCGTGAATGTCTGCATCACTTACTAGATATTCTCTTTTTCTCTTTCGTTGGAGCTCTAGTATTGTTTGAACAACCTCTTCTTTACTTTGCTTTCTCATAACCGTAACTACACCACCAATTCATAGAATGCATTGATTATAAATAGTAATGTTATAAATCCAGATAAGAATATTCCGCCACAAACTTTTCTACCGACGTTATTCTCTCTACCATATTGAACTAAACTTGCTATACATATTATTGATGTGAAAATAATACTTACTACTCCTGTTATTAGGTAACCTAAGCTATTCATAACTACAACCTCTTTATTTTCTTAATACAGCTTGGACATATATTCTTACCATCAAAACTCTTTATATCCTTACCTTCTCCGCAGAAAATACAAGTAGGCTGATATTTCTTTAGGATAACTTGGTTACCATCTACATAAATTTCTAATGGGTCCTTAATGTCTATTCCTAAATTCCTTCTTAATTCTACTGGTAATACTACCCTTCCTAAGTCATCTACTTTTCTCACTATTCCTGTTGCTTTCATTTTTACATTACCTCCTTAAAACACATCTGATTATTAGCTTGTACAATTTCATTTACCAATACTGTAGGTGCTTTATAGTTATCAACTATCTCTATAGCCTTATTTAATTGATTTCGTTTAATTGCCTTATATTTCTTAACACCAAATTCTCTTCTTAATTGATGTTGTATATCTGAATATACTTTTGACCTAAGAGATTTATCTTTATATGCAGGACTTTTATATCCTCCTAATTCTCTAGTTACTCCCCTTTTTCCTTTGTCCATTAATTCATCACATTCAACATTAAATAACGGTGCATTATCTCTAAAGTCGTTAAAATCTTCTTTAAGTTCCTTTACTTCTTCCTTAACTTCCTTAGTGTATTTATATTGAAGCTCTAATATCTCTTCTGTAGATAACATTGGTACTTTATCCTCAATGTAGTTTTCCATATCATTAAATCTTTTAACATATCTAGCTGTAAACAGTATGCCTTTTTCACCTTGCTGTTTATTACCTAGCATTTCACATCCCATTTTAGTTACTTGATAACATTTGTTAGTTTTACCTGAATTATCTTTATAACTGCTTTCTACAAAATAATCACTCACCCCAAGCTTGTTGTCAGCTAAAACCTGTATAATTCCTATTGTTTTACCATCTTTAGACCCTTCAATATCTCTTAATACCATCCAATGGTCTTTACCAAGCATTTCAGCTACTTCTCTACTGTCTATTGTTTTATTTACTTCACTTGAAATTTTATTCATTTTCTTTCCTCCTTATTATCTAAACTTGTACTCCTTGTATATATTTTGTAAAATTGTAATATGTGAGCCTGAACCACCTTATTGGAAAGGAGGTGGTATTATGTCAAAAACTAATAAAGAACTAGCTATTGATGTTGCAATAGCTGTGATAAATACAAATTCAAAAATGACATATGGTATTAATAACTCTAGTATTTCCCGTGGCTTAGATATAAAAAGTATTTGTAATGTTATCAATGCTACTTATCAAACCCTTGAAAATCTTGATACGGAAACAAAGTAGTGTAAATATCTAACATAGCCTTAGTTATGTCATCTAAACATTCAGGCTCACATGTATTGCTTGCTACTGCTAATAGTTTAAATTGATTTTCTAAAATCTTTGTTGCTTCTTCCTTTTCCATTCTTAACACCTCCTCAAATATCTTTACCCTCACGTTGGAGCCGATTGAATAATTTTTGTCCTACATCATCTTTTGTAATAAGTTCATGCTTTCCGTCCCTAGCATTGCTACTTTCCTAAGTTGTTCACTTTGTAGCTTCACCATAGTTTCTAAATCCTCAATTCTTTGTTGCATTTTTCTTCTTTCTATAGGTGAAAATTTATCTAATCCCACACCTTCAAGTTCAGCTATATGCTTAGGATGGAATTTTACTCCCGGAACACCTTTGCAAGGTACTATAACCCCATCTTCAACATATCCACGGATGCATCTTTCACTACATTTCCATCTAGTGGCTAAATCTTTAACAGTTAACAAAACAATACCTTCCATACTTAATCCCCCTTAATTAATTTGAAATACTGTTTCAACTTTCTCGCCTAACGCTTGGGATATTGCTTTCATAACTTCTAGTGACGGATTAGTTCGTTTACCTTTAGCTAGAAGAAAAACATATTGAGCAGTTACTCCTGAGTCTTTAGCAATTTCTTCATAGCTCATATGCTTACTTTTTTTTAACTTATCTATTTTATTCATGTTGCACCTCCTTAACTATGAGTTAATTATATTATTAACTCAAAGTTAAGTAAAACTTTAAATTAACCCTCAGTTAATCGCATTTGTCAATTAAAATTAACTATCCGTTAATATCTCTTATTTCCTTACTTTTCCTTAATTTTTCGTTGACTTTTATTAACTAGCAGTTTATAATTAACTCATCAAATAAAAAGGAGTTAATTTATATGATAGGTGATAAAATTAAGTCTTTAAGATTAAAAAAAGAATTAAGTGCAAAACAATTAGCTGAAGCAACTTCTTTAACTCCAGCATATTTAAGTATGTTAGAAAAAGGGAAACGAACTAATCCATCTTTGGATATAATTCAAGAATTAGCTAATGCATTGGATACAACTGTAGATTATTTATTATCTGATGATGAAGATTTAACAGATAAAGTTTCAAAAGAAAAGAATGATTTAACAGATAAAGATAAAAAAGATATAGAGAAAAGTCTTGACGCTACTCTTAAACAATTAGAAGAACAAGATGGTCTTATGCTTTCTGGTAATCCAGTAGATGATAACGACTGGGAACTTATTAAAAGTGCTATAAAAAACGGTCTTGAGTATGCTAAAAAAATGAATAAAGAAAAATATACTCCTAAAAAATATAAAAAGTAGTTTTCTATTAGGGGGATTGGGGATATTGAAAAATATTATAAATAAAAAGGTAAATTATTTAAAAAAGACATTTAATACAAATGATCCTTTTGAATTATGTGAGTGCTTGGGAATTAAAGTATTCTTTGAGGATTTAGGTAAAAATACTAATGGTTTTTTCCAAGCAGCTCCAAGAAATAAAATTATTCATATAAATTCTAAACTGAGTGATATAGATAAATTTTTTACATGTGCACATGAATTGGGCCATGCAATATTTCACTATAAATCTAATGTTTTATTTCTTGAAAAAAACACTCTTCTATCAACTAGTAAATATGAAATTGAAGCCGACACATTTGCTGCTGAGTTACTAATTGACGATGACCTTTTAAATATGTATGAAGATTTTTGTCCTGAAGTTGTAGCTAATTGTGAAGGTATTAATTATAAATATTTAAAGCTTAAATTTGACTTAATTTAAATTAAGTATATATTTTTTTAGTTTTGCACGAACATATGTGTGCAAAGGGAGGTATTATTATGCAATTTAGGACGTAGTTATTAAAATATTCCTTTTACTGCTATTGATTTAGAATCATTAGAAGAAGGGTTTAAAGAAGTGAAAATTGATATCAGGAGGTAGTTATTATGGATTATAACATTACTTATAGGGAGAAAAATAACGGGTTACAGGCTATAATCTCATATAAGCAAGGTAACAAGTGGAAACAAAAAAGTAAGCAAGGTTTTGAAAATAGCAGAATTGGTAAAAAGAAAGCTAAATTATGGGCTGATGAAACCCTTCAAGAGTTAAAAAATTTAACTGGTACAGAAATAAATGAGGATTATAAAGAAATAACATTCAAAGAATTTACAACATTATATATGAAGCATTTAAATGTATCTCTTCAACAAGGTTCGTATCGAAACTATGAAACTGTATTATGTAAATTTAATGGATTGGATCATATATGTATGTCATCTATTAAACCAGTTCATATACAAGAAATAGTTGATAATATTATTAAAGAAGGCAAAAAAGTTTCAACTATAAAAGATTATTTAGGTAAATTGAATGTTATATTTAAGGCTGCAGTTGATGAATATAACATTATATCTATCAATCCACTAACTAAGATAAAAGTTAAAGGAACTGATGAAAAAAAAGAGATTAAAGTTCTCAGCAATAAAGATGTAGATAAAATTCTAAAATTTCTTGGAGAAAGTGAATTTTATTATATAACACTAGTAGCGTGGAAATCCGGATTACGTATAGGCGAAATATTAGGCCTTACATGGGATGATATTGATTTTAAAACCAGTACAATATCTGTAAATAAACAATGGAAAGAAATATCTAAGAATAAATATGGATTTGGAAAACCTAAAACTAAAAATAGTACTCGAATTGTTCCAATGCCTTCAATATTACTTAAAGAATTACAAAGATATGAAAAAAGAGTTCTAAAGCAATATGATAACAGATTGTTCTCATATCAAAATACTGCATGTGTTGTAGCAGAACTTATAGCTAAATACAAAAAAATAGGCTATACTAACACAAGTATTCATACTTTTAGGCATACCTATGCTACTAACCTTATTTCTAAAAATTTAGATTTTAAAACTACAGCTCAACTTCTTGGTCATACAGTTGGAATGACAATGAAAACATATTCCCATGTTAATGATGAAATGCTTCTTAATGCTACTAAAATTATAAATAAGTATTTATAA